ATAGTACAGTTTGTACATTCCTGGCGACCACTCGCCCGTCTCTATTGCACTTTCCATACTCACACATAAGCCCATATACTCTGTAGTCTCATACGGGTACGTACCGGAAATATGTATACAACCCTGGTACTCTCTCGTAACCCCGGTATCGTCCGTAACGGTAATTGTTCCCCAGGCGTTTTGTTCTGTCTGAATCTTCCCGGATTCCGGCGCTACTGCTGTTACTTTCGGTTGGTTCTCTTTTGCAATGATCGCGGTAAGCAGTACAATACAACATATTGTGATAGCTCCCGCGATAGATTTACTACATTTAGTTCTTGCCCCGATGATTCCTAATAACATCAACGCAATCATTACAGCTAAAAATATTTTCAGTCCTAACACTCGGTCTTTACCTTCCCCATTTACTACGGAATATAGCCAGGTTCTTTTTAAATTCGTCCTGGTTTTTCTTCTTCTGTACTACTTCCGGGTCGTCCGGGTTCTTTGGTTCTGTTCGGTGTCTTAAGTCCG